TCAGGTGGCGACTTTAACCCATTCACTACCACGATTATCTTGATATTTTGCTGTCATCACTGCTGACTTATGGCCTAGCAACCGTTGGGCAAACTCCGTCCCTTTCTCTTCAGTATACAGCCTTGCGGACAGACTTCGTAATTCATGAAAACTGGGTGGTTCTTTTTCCCACGTGATACCTGATAGCTCTCTCGCTTTTGCGAATCCTCTCGCCATCGTTGTCGTTGTCAATTGAGTCCCAGTTTGTGAACAGATGATGTTATCGAATCTGCCAAACAGCACCTTACAGCGATCAACCGTATCCTTTAGGCTAACTCCAGTTGCATCGAGGGCTAGGCTCAAGTCGATGACAAGTTTATTCCCTGTCTTTTTCTGCTCAATCCATAGCATCCCATCACGAATATCTTTCCATTTTAACTTACTGATATCACTCACTCGCTGACCGGTCATTAGCGCTAATTCAATGCTCAACGGAATCCAAGGCTGAAGGCCAAGAGAGCAGCGGTAGATTTCTTTGTACTCAGAAAGAGATAAGCGCGACCTCTTTATCTCTGATCGGGGGTTCCTCGTTGCTTCTACAGGGTTGTTTGTAATATGACCATCAGCAATCGCTTCTCTAAAAATGTCCAGTAATGCAATACGCATTAACTTAGCCGTCGTTGTTTTTCCGTCTGCTGAGTATGAGGCCAGTATGGAAGCAATGTCCTTTGTCGTAATGCTCTCAACTGGAACGTTATCGATGATAGTTCGTAAGATACGTATCTTTCCGTTGTACTCTTTCAATGTTTTTGGCTTTAGCCCTCGACTGTCTATAACTTTAGAATAATGGTCTAGCCAGTCATGAAAGAGCATTGAAGCTTCAGTGGACAACCTATCGACAAGCCTAGTTGATACACTATCCATTAGCTGAAGATTGGCCTCGATAGCCTGATTTACTGCATCACGCTTTATCTTTCCAAGCCCGTACTCCTTACCCGTCCGTGGGTCTCGGTAGCAGTAATATCCGTTATTTCTGACGTACAGATTTGGAGGCAGATCGCGGCGAGTGTGACTTCTGTTCCGTGCCATTTTTAATTCTCATCAGAAGAGTGCCGGGTGATTTTGTTGGCTGAGCATTAACGCGTTTTTCTGCGTCCTCGCGAACAAAGTATTGATGACCATCAAATATTGGCGGCGGCCATATCTGCCCATTCCGAGCCCAGCGGCGTATTGTTTCCATATTCTTTGGTTTGGGAAGCGTTTTGTTCCATTGCTCAAGTGTTAGCATCATTTATCCTTATCCGTCACTTTCATGCAGTAGCAAGACAGCACCATCCACGGCTTAAATCTTCCACAGAGGGGCGCTATCTTTACTGAATGCTTATCGAGTAACTGGCGGTATGTGAGGTTGTTTTTTTTGCTGCGGAGTTCGGTTAGAAGGGTTCTTGCCACATTGCGGATCGCGTTGTCTTGTTCTGCTGTCATGTCATGATGCAATCTTAATTTCTTTGTCGTGGGTAAATTGACCATCCCAATTCGATTTCATCGGTAGTTTGGCTTGGCGGTAGAGCGTGAAAATTCTCTCTGCTCCTTTGCGCAGTAAAACAGGCTGATATTTGATGAAGTCCTCTCCACCGTGAACACTAATCTGGTGTTGGTGCTCGGTTAGGTATTTGTCGCGGGCGTATGATGCACAGCGCCAGCGGGTGCCTGATTTGCTTTCGTTGTACAGCCAGTTTCTACCCGCTAGAAAAGTGTTAATTTGTTGAGTGTTAACACCGTTAAGCATTTTGCAGAATTGAGTGGTGGTCATTCCTTCTTTGAACAGGTTTTTGAGGTCGTGGATTTCGGCCTCTTGCTCTTTGTTAGCAAGTGAAAGACGCTGAGTTTCCTCTGCGAGTTCGGCTGCAAGGCGTAGTGCTTCTGGCAATGTCTGTGGGATAGCAAAGGTGGTAGCCTTTTCCTCCAACTCCTGCCAGCGGTCGACAAGTCTTGCGGTAAACTCAGGGCACAGCTGGGCCACGACAACATAGCTATCTCGCTTACCTTTCTCACCACGAAAAACATAATGTTGAGGTGTAACTCCGTTAGCTGCTTTAATCCCATCCTCCAATGGAGGTTGGGATATAACTCCTTTTTCAACGAGTCGTTCAATAGTTCTTTTGACGTTATCTTCACGACTGCCAACTAATTCAGCTATCTCCTTAGAATTCATGGATAGCTCAGTTTTAATCAATTTATTCATGCATCCTCCGGCAATAAAAAAGCCGCTGGTTAGGCGGCTATTAATCTTGGTTAACTGGTAAGCACATCAGAACGTGGTTAGGCCGCTTCTCATGAATCAGCTTTATCCATTGTTCACAGGTTTCTTTTGGCATGACTTCAGGTGTAACTGGGAGGGCATCGCAAGCATCTAATCCGCAGGCGCTGACTAGAAGAATATAACCGGCTATTAGCATCTATTTCTGCTCCCGAACCTTAACTTTTGCTGAAATATAAGAAGGGTAGAAGGCACTTACTGGATAATACGCATACCCTTCGCACGGCATTCCACAAAGCATGTAGGGTGCTGGCTTCACCGCAACAACATCATGTGATTGCAGGTGGTCAGGTAGTTGAAAGCGCCCAAAGTCAGTAACATGAAACGGGAATACAACATCGTTAGGTTTGTTACTCAGCTTGTAATCCAGACCAAGTAGGCGGCGAGCTTTTCTGTTTGCTGTTCTGTTAGCCATCTATTTCTGCTCCTGTGCTGGGGCTGAAAATGCAGCGCGAGATGGTGACCAATCGCAATACGTATCAGATTCAGCGTGTCCAAAAATGGCTTTACAACGACGAATATGTACGCAATCACCGCACGTTTTACCTGCCGGCAGTTTCATTTTGTCCAGATCGGCTGGGTCATAATTAAGAGTTGCCATTATTCGATCTCCTGCTTTGGTAGACCTTCGTAAATTTCTTTGAAATGACCACGAACAACCATCCGGCGTAAAGCGCTATACATGTAATCGCATTCGGCTTGCTTGTTGGCCTTAAATGGCTTCTGGTAATACCACGCAGTGTTGGTCGGGAAGCCGTGAACCTTTTTCACTCTTGCGCCGGTTACGTAGAGCAATCCCCATCCCTCCGGCAGATCTTCCACTTTGATAATGTCGGGCTCACACATAAAGAAACGCCAATCACCTATCCCCGTTTCTGGATTTATACGAAAGTGCTTTTTCTTATCTGCGTGAAAGTCAGCGCGGGAGCATTTCACCTCGATCAAACATGAGACACCATTTCGAAATCCAATCGCATCTGGTTGTTCTCCGGTGCCGGTATAGGCTTTGAATTTATCGTGGAATACCACGCCGAAACCGTTAGAGCGTAAATAGCGCTCAGCGCGTAGGCATAACTCGTCATGAGTCATTATTTGCTCTCCTGTGCTGGGGCTGCGGCAAAGTGTTCAATCCCTTTGGCCCAAATATCCTTGATGGTTGTCCAACTAACATGAGCAGTAACTTCGATCGTCCCACTGCCATCACAGGTTTCGCATTCATCATCACCAAAGCATTCAGGGCAGCTAATTTCTGTCTGTTCAATGAATTTACCGATCATGCATGACTTGGCTCCGTTCTCTGCCGTTAGCTTGCATGGAACCAGTGCATAGCCTTGAGGTAACTTGTAAGGCTCGCTTACAGGTTGTGCTGATAATAACTTCGCTGCATCTGCTGCCAGCTCTGTAATGCTGATAGTTGTGCAACCTTCCGTGCCGTTCCGATCTTCGCCGTAGACGTCAAAATCATCACTATCGATGTCAGATGCATCAAAAGACGCTAGCTCATTCAAAAACCACAAGACGTTATCGCCGTAGCGCAGCTCTAGCGGTACTGGAATATTTTCTGGAATATTTTGCGGTTCGTTTTGTTGTGCTTTCTCGTATTCGTAAATCTGCGGATCAACTGGTTGTGACAGATCGCGGAATTTATTTTGTTCTGGTATTACAGTGTGTGCGGCACTAGGTGCAAAAACAGGAAACATGCGTACAACATCAACTTTTGAGTGAACAAACATCGCGTCGTAAGGATAATTTTTAGGAAGCTCATCTTCGAAAATCCAACCGACAATCTTCTGTTCTGGTATTACAGGTTGTGCTAACAGTGCAAGCAAATCATCTGACAGTGAGAGTATTGCGCGTGCTGCTATCCACTCTTCGCAATTCTCTTCAGTCTCACCCATCGTTATTTTTGCGTTCCAGTTCCAGAGTTTTATCGTTGCTAAATCCAGCTTTGTTGCGTGGTGTTCAGGCTGTTTAGGTAATACCGGTGCTGCAAATAACTTGATCTCGCCATCCGGAAAACTTGAAACGTCGTAGCGGATGAATTGATCCCGTTGGAGAATGCCACCTTTACTCCAACATGATGCTACGGGGTTCTTAGCTGCTTGATCGTATGCCAGAATCCGTCTAGCCATCAACTCTGCTTCTTCAGCGGGAATCATGACATTTGCACCATTCCCGTACTTTTCACGCCATGTAGCGATAGTCTCTAAACGCTCAGTTGTTAACTTAGTCATGTTTTATGTCCCAGCAGATTTGAGTTTTATATGTGCTTTTCACTCGCTGAACCTTTCCAGCCTTTTCCAGCTTTTTTAATCGGCGCAATACTGCTGGCGTTTCGATTTTCTTATCAAAATCACGGAGCCAGTTCGTAACAACGTAGGTCATGCATCGACCGTGTGATTTCAGCACTTGAATAATTTGGTCATCGCTAATATCGGATAGGACTTTGCTGTTACTGTGCATCATTAATCCCCTTGCGAAGAGATTCTGCGTATTCATCAAACATTTCCGCTGTCGTATCTAAGAAACACGCTCTGTCGTGATGGCCTAATCCGCGAGCGCATTTTGCTCGGCTTCTGAAATGCTCAGCTCCAGACTCAACACCTTTTGCCATCAGTTCCCGGGTGAATTCGTCGGTGGCTGGGGTTTCAACATTTGGCAAATACTCAGTGTCTGGCAATTGCATCCAGCCAAGGATTAAATCTTTCCTAAAATACGTCCCATCTATAGTCGTGTAGTCGTAGCTATATTCTTCTGGAAGAGGGCGCAACACAGCGAATCTTCCACCTTTTACTTTGGCAACAAACCAGTCATTATGATAAAAAAAACGCTTAGGCGGCTCACCATCCTGAATCACGTATGCCGATGAGTTTTTTAACGCCGCATTCTCAGCCACCACATCAGCCAACTTCTTCTCCAGCGCGTCACGCTGCTGAACTACTGATTCGTAGGTTTGTATCGGTAGGTTGTTCATGAATATCTCCTATGCGGCATCGGCTATAAGCTCCATGCCGTACATGAATTTGGTAGGTTCGAGTGACTGATGAGTTTTTCCGTTGAAGCTATAAACGATGCTGCGGTCGGAGGCTGAAATGATGGTGTACTCAATGCCGCGTTTGCCGATGTAGCGCTGTCCAGCTTTTGGCTTGTGAATAACGATGGGCTTAGGTGGTGGTCGCTTTGGTGTGATTTTCTCGATAACAGCATCTACATCGATATCATCTCTTATCCGGTAAACCGTACCGCCTATCTTCATATCTCCCCATGGATCCGCTGTTAGATATTCCCTGATTGCTAGAAGATGGTTGAGACCTATGTACTCGTTCTTTTCAGGATTGCGCCATGTGTAATATGGCTCTTTAGAGTTCAGCGTCACCCCGCCAGTGGCACCGCCGCCAGTAAAAACTCCGCCCACGGAGTTAAGCGCTCTGTGGAATTCGGTGATGTTATTGTCGGGGTGCTGGCTGAGGACGCGCAGGATATGCTGCGGCGTCATTGTGGTTACCTTCAGAAGGGAATGTCGCTATCGAAGTCCATTGGAGGTTGTTCGTTGCTTTGCCGATTCGAGGCACCCCCTGAGTTTTGAGGCGACTTCCCCTGATTGTCTTGTCCATATGCATACTCAAGTTTTGCATCAATCATTTCTAATGTAATGATTTGACCGTTTTGACCATCATATGTGTCAACCTTGAGGCTGGATGAGGACACCGTTACCAATGCGCCCTCGACCAAAGCTGAGCGGTAATATTCGACCTGATTGTCTCGAGCAAAGAGAGCGGCGCTATAGTTCGTCCATTCTCGAGTTTTTTTCTTCCGGTCGTAGTATTGCTGACCTAAACGAATGTTAAAGCCGATACTCTCACCGGCTTGGAATTCACGTGCTGATTTATTTAATCGTGCGGTTACACAATGCATTAGGCTGCCTCAAGTTCTTCTTTTCTGATGGTATATACGTCAGTCAATTTAGACTGGTGATCTGGACTATTTGCCAACTCATTAAATGACCAGTTATATGCCTTCGATAATTCAGGCAAAGTCATGTCTCTGGCGGCCTCAGTGAAGTGTGATAACAGATAGTCAGGAGATGGTTTTTTCTTTTGCTCGGCTAGCTGCTTTTTATTTGACTCTTTATTTTGATAAGCACTCTTTGCGTCAGATTGATTCTTGTGCTCATCGGTATCTGCATCCTTTGAGTCGTCGATACCAAACAGGCCATTGAGACAATACTTTCTGGCGTATGAGCTTGTAGCCCCAGTAACCTGAGCGGAATCCATTCCTTTTTTAGTCAACTCCTCACGCGCCATCGCTGTTGATGAGTGAGATGATTCACCATCAGTTATCGTCGCGGTAGCCTTAACATAGAAGCGATCACCAATCATCACGACCTCATCTGTTATGGATAGAAATAGGTCGCCTAGTAGTGGTTTAACCCCCTCTAAAATATCTTCACAGCTTCGATAGTTATATTTTCCAAAGCTGTTGTATTGGTTTTTGGGGGCGTTTAGGTTTTTCTGAATATTGGCTAACTTAGAGTAGAATTCTTTAGACATGATCGCCTCCTAATTAAAGTCACCAGCAAATTCGCCCAGCGTTATTCGTGGGCTTTCGTGTGTGCTTCCGTGCCATCTAAGCTCAGTCTCTGCTTGAGATTCATTCATTTGCTGCTCTAGCTCGCTGAACATTTTTGCGATGAATAAATCGTCCTCTAACTGTTCTTTATTCATGCTGATTTACCCCAATCACGAAATTGATAAACTGCTCTCGCCAAACCTGCGCTTTGTAGTGCATATGCTGCCGCATCCCTGTAACCAGACTTACGCCGCGCTGACGCCTGAGCTATGCGGAATCGGTGGCAGGCAATGGTTTCTTCTTTTGTTATTAACGAGTCTTTATTCACTTCATACCTCCATTAACCCTTGCTAGGGCGCTAGCTATGTCCCACAAAACACCATCGTGTAATCGACATGATTCCATGGCCAATGCTCGAAGTAGCTTTACTGAGTAGCTCATAAGGGATTACCGGGCTGATTCAATAAGTCGATAAGACGACGAGCGGCGCGTTTAATCCGCTCCCAAGAATGTTTAAGTTGTGATTCGCGAAGAGTGCCCATGCGAGGGCACCCTGCAAAGCTGAGTTCTTGCATGGGTTACTCCTGTTTGATTGTTGGTTTCATTGCAAAACGCCTACGCTTTGCGATGAAGCGGGTATAAAAAAGCCGCATTTAAGCGGCTGGGATTTCGACGATTTCCTTTTCTCCGTTGCACCAACCTTCCTCGTAATCAACGTTAGGAAGCTGTGTGCATACGGCGATTCCAGCAAAATCGCTAAAGTTCATGTTGTTAATTGCCCAATCTTCAATGTCATATTCAGACCCAGCAAAAAGCGGCAGCGTGTCTTCATCCAAGCTGCGTTGTAAATCCCCATCAAACTCATGTGCATAGTGAGCGGCGCGATGTTCTGCAATCTTCTGCACCGGAACTGCCCACTTGCTTGCGTCGGGCATCTCAATTTGTAAGTAACGAGCCATACTTCCTCCAGCCATAAAAAAGCCCCTAACGAGAGGGGCAAAACGTGTCAGCTAACCAGAGCAGTCATTCTCCAGTTATGAGCGGGATTGCTCACAGCAGATACTCAGTGAATACCTGCGATGTGCATTACTCGTCGTTACGCTGCTGATTGAGTTTCAGTTGGTAGGCCTATCATCTTGTTGAGGTCTTCAACCTTTACCGATGGGAGTGTTGCTCGAACAATATCCTCTGTTTTAGGAAGTAGCTCTTTTGCTTCAGGCCACACCTCAAGAAGACGTTTTAATGAGGTAACCGATTTCAGTGCCGCGTAAACGTTGTTTTTAATTTCCTCTCTTTTGCTGTTTAGTTGTGCACCCTTGTTTTCCAACTCCATGAATCGCTTACTGAGTTCATGATCACCAGCTAATAGAGCTTTATCTGTGGATGGGGTAACCATGTAAATTGGATCGCCTTTTTCGTCCTGACCAAAATTGAGACGTGTTTGCATTCCACCAAATGAGACTCTGAACGACCAGTTAGAGCAGGAGGCTAAATAAACCTCGCAAATATTGCGTTTGTTTATCGCAGCTATATGAGTTGTGATTTTCTTTAGCTGGGATTCAATTTCTTGAACTGCCTTCTCTCCACCGAGCAGGTAAGTTCTTACATCAAAGGAGAATTGCTGAACTTCTTTTGCATGCTGCTTTAGCTCTTCTTCGATGCCTGATTTTTCTAATGCTTTTTTGGCAATTTCATCACGAATAGCATTCGTTAAACGTACAGTTGTCATATCTATCTCCATTCTGGGTATAAAAAAGACCGCTATGCGGCCTCGGTTTCTTCACTTGGCTCTTTAAGCCAATCTGGACGCTCACCCTTACCAAGATAGAAATCTATGATATCTAGCAGCTCAGGGTAGAAGCGCAGTGCTGAACGACCATCCATATCAGCAATTTCCTGTTTGCTGTACTTGCGCCATTCTTCAACTGTATGGTTCTGGCATCCTGCTCTGACATATTCACCGTTGATAATGGTGATTGGATACTTATGCCCCATGATTACGAACGTGTGATCTGGCAGGTCGGCACCGCGCAGGTCGGCATCGCGCAGGTCGGCACCGCGCAGGTCGGCATCGCGCAGGTCGGCATCGCGCAGGTCGGCACCGCGCAGGTCGGCATCGCGCAGGTCGGCACCGCGCAGGTTGGCATCGCGCAGGTCGGCGCGTGATCCGTTTTCTCTAAACGACTCAATCCAAATTTTGTGTTCATCAAGAATCTTGCGTAAATCTGCGGTATTCATCTCACACCCCTTGTTCACCCAATAAAAAAGGCCGCCGTAGCGACCTGTTACTTGATGCGTCTTGCACTTTTTAGAAAATGAGACACCCCACCCATATCACCCTGAAGTGCACGCCTCTTAGCAAACTGGCGCTGACGGCGACGCCAGCGACGCTTATCACCTTTTAGGCGCTTAGAAATGATGTCTTTGACTTCAAATTTCATACCTACCTCTCTAAATTAAGGGAATGCTCTTCCCGCGAATCTCTGGCGCTAGTAATTAGCTACCATTTTTTTTGACGATTTCGTTGGTGAGCGTGATTTACCACTCGGTGCATTAAATCGTCGTGTGGTATTTCAGGCTCTTTTTCCCCGCCGCGAGGGAGTGTTGTAAACAGCGATTTATCAACCCTATCGATTGCATCTCTATTAAATTCAACAGCTAGCAAATTATTTGGCTTTGCTCTAACGCCAACAGAAGTTGGATTTTGTCTTTTCCACTCCTCCTGTTTTTCTTTTCTTTTTTCCCTGCGCCTTGCTTGTGCGTCCATTAATCACCTCGCTGTCACACTCTCACTCTTACGGTGTCCTGCTGCGAATATTGCTACCTGTGGCAGGCAGTACGAACCGGTTACCTCTTCTTCACCTCTAACAACTGGTGTCGGTAGTGATAGTGCTTTCACTGTTCTGTCTGAGCATCCAGAGAGCGTGGTAGCGATTTTGCTTGCCAACCGGCGCTCTGCATTGGCTGAGTTTCTTTCTTCACTACGGCGCTCTAGGCGGCGTAATTTGCAGCGTTGTTTTGCGTTCATGGATTTCTCCGTTAGTTAGCTTTGGCTGTGATGCGCCAGATGCTTATCTTCTGGTTGGGTCTTAGCCCTGCAATTCACATCACCGCCAAAGCCAACTTAACTTTGGTGTACACCTCTCGGCATACCTTCTGATTGTTAAAGAGCATCCAACTTCCTGTTGGGTAGTGCGTCCTGCCGTGTTGATGTGTTTATATTGAACCAATAGTACACAAACAGCAAGTACCATAAGTACGAAATTTGATTTTGTTTGTGTACTTTTAGGTAAAGTATTTGAAACTTAATGATATTTATTTTTTTGATTTAATGAATTTCTTGGTTTTCAGATGTTAAAGTGAGCAAAACAGGAGGGAATATGGAAAAGAACGCGATCGGCTACAATGACCTATGCGAAGCGGTGGGAAAGGCAACGCTGAATTTGGTGTCTTACAAGCAAGAGGTGACGAAGGAGTACATCATTTCGATGTTGGAATCTTTCGCTCAGATTGAGTATGACGAGAAGAGAAGGGCGACGTACATAATGGCAGCGGAGGCGATGAAGGAGTGAGGGCAATAAAAACCCCGCTCGGCGGCGGGGTTATTTCGAGTCTTTAGATAGCCTTCCGTTCAATTCAGCTATGCTGTTTGATATGGATTGAAGTTGTGTATTAATAGCTGAATTATCAGTTTTCGCTTCTAGTCGCGATGACTCGAAGTGCGCTCTAGTGTCAGTGCCAAGAGCTTCAATTTTGGCTTCTGTATTAATACGCGAAGACTCAATTTTTGAATCGAGATAAGTAAAAGCAGTCCATGCGGATCCGATTACAATAGTAACAACGCCAAGTGACAACCATAATGCTGACTTGAAAGTCAGAGGAACTTTCAAATGTGGTGATTGATTACTCATCTGCTCCTCCTCGTATTTTATGGTTACGAACTCAGCAACAAACATAGTGCTGCCATCTTGATTCTCAAGTTTAGCACGTTTGACCTTTTTACCGGATGACTTTTTCTTCTCATCGGTGGCCCAGATAAAATCATCAAAGCAACCGGAATTCATATTTTACCTTTTTCTTTTAATAATGAGCAGATTTTACCTGTATTGAAATACATTGCGTGAGCACAGATATTACACATAATTTGGAAATTCCATATACCTCTACCTTCAGAATGAGGAATCGGCATTGTAACTATCATCGGCTTTGTTGCGTCTTTTGATGATACTGGAATTGTAAAAGATGCCTTGTGACATACTGGACAAACAAACTCAGGATCCTTTGATTGTGATTCTTCAAGGTGCTCCATCAGCATTTTCGTTGTTACTTTTAGAGCCAACTGTTCCGGCGTTAAATTTTTAACATCAGACATAATAATTCCCTTTTTAAGCTTTAAATTTTTTCGTGGTTTATTGTCATGTTAGCTCCACCCTAAAACGTATCCTCAGGCCACTGGGCTAAACCAGTCGAAGCTTGGTCTCTATGGCTACCCCAATGATTTTGCAGTTACCATTGATTGGTATGAGGGGCCATGCAGGATTTAATCCCTTCAAGTATTTACTTCCGCCATCAAGAATCAATTTCTTAAACGTAGCTTCATTTGCATCGGTTAACTTCGCTATAACTAAGCTTCCATTTCCAGGCTCTCTACCTGTATCGATGAGGACAAGTGTTCCTTCTGGAATGCTAAGCCCTGTGGGAGCAGTCATTGAATCGCCTTGGACTCGAAGCCAGAATCCAGAACCAGAAACTTTCGCATCAGACTCATACCATTCATCAATTTCTTCAATTGTGTACGGTTCACAAGCATCCGCCCATGCTCCAGCGCTTACCCAGCTAATGACTGGATACAAGTTTCCACGAGAATAAGGGATTGGGTTTGTAACGTTGCGATCGAGAGCCTGATTTCCATGCTGCAACCACATGACATCGACTCGCAAGAATTTTGCGAGTTCATTCATTTTTGCTTGGCGTGGTAAAGACTCAGCATTGAACCATTTACTCACTCCTTTAGATGAAACACCTAGTGCTCGGGCAATAGCGATCCCGCGTCCATGTTCATCTAATCCAGCATTTTTACAGGCCTGCGCTAGCCGCTGGGCAAACTCTTCACGCACTTTCTCGACTTGTACCATGAGTACGATAGTAAACCACTTGCAAAAACTTTCAGTTCAATCATAATCTGTACTGAAAGTACGAAAAGGACAACCTATGCAAACTCTAGACGAACCAATCAAAGGTATTGGTATTCCTGAAGTAGCTAAGGCTTGTGGGGTTAGCGAAAGAGCCGTTTATAAATGGCTCAAAAATGGCTTTCTTCCTAAGACTGAGTTTTTTGGGAAAACCAAATACGCACAACAAATTGAAAGCATTTCAGGTGGTAAATACCGCGCGTCTGAAATTTTAGACATTAGTAAACAAAATTTACTAGCAGCATAAGCAACACCGCTCTTTAACAGTCCTAACCTCCCTGCCGCAATGTGGGGAAACCCCAACCACCTAACCGGTGGTGTAACTATTTATTCAACAAAGGAAGTATCACAAATGGAACATGCAAGTTATAGCAAGCGCATCAACGAAGTGGAGACAGAACTCCGCTGCCGGATGATGCAGAAGACTAACCGAGAGTTAGCAAAGGAAGCAGGGTGGCACGAATCGAAAGTAAGCCGCCTAAATATCCGCGACATGGCAACGATGTTCGTACTGCTAGAGAAGGTATGGGAAACCAGTTTGATTCGTGAGGTAGCGCGTCAGGCTGTGGAATCGGTATTGCCACAAAAGAAAAAGTCGCCAACTGCGGGAACAGCTGACGACTCTCAGATCACCATGACTTTCTAGTACTGGATCAATTCACGGAGGTAATTATACATGACAACTACTGGATCAACAACCAGTGCGGAGGTTGCTAATGAGTAACCTCGCTCAACAAATCGTAGTCCCGATAAGACCTGATTTGCAGGTCGTGGAGCAACGTGTGGCAGATATCGATGATGGGTATACCAGAGTCGCTAACGAGCTGCTAGAAGCTATCGCAAGCGCAGATTTAACAGCGCGTCAGTTGAAGGTCATGCTGGCTTACGTTAGAAAAACGTATGGCTTCAACAAGAAAACAGATCGCATTGCCGATGAGCAGATTGCTCAGGTTACAGGGCTGTCTCGACAGAACGTAAATAAGGCAAAAAAAGAGCTGCTTTCAATGAATTGCCTGTTACTCGATGGAAACAAAATCGGCGTTAACAAGGAGGTTTCTGCGTGGCAATTTAGCAAGTGTCTCCAAGTTAGCAACTTTGTCTCTAAGTCAGAGACAAAATGTGTCTCCAAGTTAGAGACAATCGATGTCTCCAGTTTAGAGACACACAAAAGACATTCTCTAAAAGACAAGAAAGACAATATTAATAAACCCCCTATAGTCCCCCAAGAATCAAATCCCAAGCCCAAGTCTAAACCCAAGGCGAAACCGAAAGCATCGCTTGATGCTGCATCTGCCGAAATACCTGAATGGCTTAGCAGGGATACATGGCTGTCATGGGTTAGCTACAGGAAAGAAATCGGAAAGACGATTAAATCTGCGCAGACGATCACACAGGCCATAAACACTCTGATGAAAAGCCGTGAAATTGGCTACCAGCCTGAAGAGATTATCAATCAGAGCATCGCTAGCGGCTGGGTTGGGATATTCGTCCCTAAGCAGCCTAAGGCACCAACCAAGCATGTTACTAAATCGGCACCGGAAAACTTCTCCGGCAAAGACTATGGGCAAACAGACATACCAGCATGGGCGGAGCAACCATGAACCTGATAGAAAAAATCATCAACGTTGAGAAGCGACTCAATGAATTATCCAAGCCAGCGATTGAAATCGAGCACACCGCTATCGATTACTCAACTGCCGTGTGTGAAAAACATGGTGAGTTCGAGCAGAGAACGCGGAGGTTCATAGGGCTGCGGAAAGAGTCATCCTACCCGTCACCATGCCCGAAGTGTTTAGCTGAAGAATTGGCCCACCTCAAGGCAGAGCAACAGGCCACAGACGAACGCGCCAAACAGCGCAGAATCGATAACCTGATGCGCGAGCTCGAAGTTCCTGAGCGATTCGCACCATGCACACTGGAAAACTACGAACCGGTCAATCCAGAGTCTCAGCGTTGCTTGAACGTTTGCAAGGCGTATGCGGCCAAATGGCCTGAGAGGCTGAAGCAGGGCGGCGGGCTGGTGATGTGCGGTAAGCCCGGCACTGGAAAGAATCATCTGGCACTGGCTATCGCCAAACATGTGATCCGCGAACATCAGGACTCGGCGCTGTTTACGACTGCGCTACGCGTTGCCAGAAACTTCAAATCGACATGGAGCAAGACGGCAACAATGACGGAAGCGGAAGTCATAGCGACGTATACCGCGCCGGATCTGCTAATCATCGATGAGGTTGGCGTTCAGTTCGGCTCTGACTCTGAAAAGATGATCCTGTTTGAAATCATCAATACCCGATACGAGAAGATGCGCCCGACCATCCTGATAAGCAACCTGACTCGGGAAGAGTTGGTGACGTTCATCGGTGAGCGTGTTCTCGACCGCATGAGCGATGGAGGGGGATGTACGCTGGCGTTTACGTGGGAAAGCTACCGTTCGAAGAGGGCGGCGTGATGTCAAAAATTAGAGCGGTTATCTCCCACATCGAAAAGCATGGCGCGTCGCCGATGGGAGAAATATGCAGAGGGACTGGATTCAGCGTCAGAGAAGTTAACTCAAGCCTGAGATACCTCGCACGAATCGGAATGCTGATCAAAACGGGGAGCCGCGGCAAATATCGGTACGGCATTCCAGAAGCTTCCGAACATTCCAAAACCAAGCCGCCAGCCCGCAAGAATACAGTCATCATAGCAAAAGACAATACAGTCACCATCGGGGCCAAGAAGCAGGAAATCGAGCAGCTGATTAATCGCGGATTGGTTCGTCGAGCGCAAACGGCAATATCAAGTCTTATTGCTGAAGCTCGGGATCTGGACACTGTGAATTGGGCGATGGACAAGGGCAATGCTTGCGGCTTCAGAGCCAAATACTTTTAGGAGATAGTCATGACAACCAGAGAGATTTTTCGTAAAGGGCAGATGGTGCCCAAAAGGCTAAGAATGGCCGTCACCCATAGGAAAGTGCAGCATAAAATTACGTTTGGTTGCGACACGATTATATGCGGTAGGACGCTGAGTCCAGCTGTTATTGGTGACGGTCCAATTTTAAATTTACCAGCGAACATTTGCAGGGTTAGACATAACAAAACAAAGCAGAAAGTATCTGTGGTTTTTCTAGACATGCACTTTTCGTATTGCGGCGTTGGGTTGGAGGTATCAAATGACAAGTCGTGAACAGTTTGAAGCGTGGTTACGCGCTCAGCCTCATGTTTTAAATGTAGGCATTGAACCTGACGGAACCTACACCCTGCACGAAGATAGGGTGGCATGGGAGGCATGGCAAGCAAGCCGCGATACGGTGGAGATTAAGCTGCCTCCTGCAATCAACACTGAGGAAATAGGCGTAGCTATCTCAAAAGAGCGCACTATGGCGCGGCTTGCGTTTGCTGGCATCAAGGTTAAGGGGGAGTGATGACATACGCACGAAAACTGGTCGCTCTTAGAACGCTGAATGTTTACATGAAAATGCATAGAGATTGGATGGCCTTGGCGCGTGAATTCCGCTCTAAAAAGAACAAGAGGTATGCGTTGAAAACAGCACTAAAACGCAAGTGCGAAGGGATTGTCACGCATGACCAAATTCTCATAGAAGGAACATACAGGAGGTAGTTATGGATAAGTCTTCAATAGGCACCATCATTATGATGATTATCGGCTTCGCCGCTGGTGCCGCTGCTGCGTTTCCTACCGATAGTAGAGACCAGCAGATAATGGCTAAAGGTGCTATCGCCGTATATGAGAACAGAGCTGTATGTGAAAAAGCATTAGACCAATGGGTATGCAGCATACCGAAGGAGTGATATTTGCAAGTCGACATGGTTAAAAATGCCGGTGGCGTTTTTGTACCAATGTTCGAACACGATTTACCCCGCCTAACCAAGTTCAAAAACGGTGAAGTTTATACCGCAGAAATCAAGCTCACACGTAATCCTCAGTTTCACAGAAAAATGTTCGCCTTCTTCAAATTTTGCTTCGATAACTGGTGCGCAAGCAAGGCAGGTCTGGAGCATATGGATGAGCACAGCCAGTTTGACCGGTTCCGCAAAGACCTAACGATACTTGCAGGTTTTTACGAGCAGACGGTGCGACTAAATAGTGAAATACGAACTGAGGCTAAGAGCTTGGCATACGCGAATATGAAAGCGGACGAGTTCGAAAGTTGCTACAACGCGATGATTAACGCAGCCATCAAACATATTTTCGCCGGAACGAGAGACGAAAATATCCTCAACCAACTACAGAGCTTCTTCTAACCAATTGAAACAATTCCGTTATGGGGATTCCCATATCGGGCATATAGCTATGGAGAATACCCATGAGCGACAAACTACCTCGTAACTTCGGATGGGACAGGCACAAGCTAGCCACACTCACATACGAAGAATTAGAAAGACTT